GAGAAGAAGTCCCATACAGGCATGAGCTCATCCAGGTACTTCTCAGCAATAAACTTAAAGTTTTTGCTCAATACAATGTCGTCTTCAAAGATAATAAGAGTGTCGTAATCGCTCTCTAGGAACCTTTTCCAAGCCTTATAGTTGCTAGCCCAGACCCCAACTACACCAGCACTAGGTGGGAAGGTCTCCCCTGGCTGACAGTAATCCTCAACAGTATTAACCTTAAACTCAGGGTGTAGATTAATAAAGTTCTCTACTTTATCTGCGGTATTAAGATACATAGTGGGAGAACCAAGGCGCGGTAAAAAGGACATACTGTTTAAAATGCCATCGTAAGATTTGTTACGAAGGGTGTTTCCAGTATCTACGTGAAAGACTTCAAAGCATGCGTTCTCTAGCATTTAACAAACCACATCTGATAGCCATCTTCTAGGCACTTCATTTCGCCCTCGCATACCTGCATAAAGGCATTGACACCCCGCATAGGCTCTAAGAAGGGCTTACCGCCCTCTGCCCATAGGTAATCATCAAAGGCAATGACTCCACCAGGCTCTAGTACCTTAAAGGCGTTGAGGCCATCTAAGGCTGTTTGAAGGGCGGTGTGGCTTCCATCTATATAGATGAAGTTAAATGTCTTTTTGTTTGTGTTGAAGAATTCATCGCTCGTCATCTTATGCTTAATAACTTTAGAGTTATTTGAGAAGCGAGAGTCGTAGTAGCCCTCTACAGAAGTAAAGTCAAGAGATTCATGCTGCTCTTCTTCACTACCTTCCCATGTATCCACGTCATCTATGGTTACGATATCCCTGTTAATTAAGAGCCACTCTGTAGCATCTCCTGTATAGGTGCCAATTTGGAGAGCACGTAAAGGGACTTGGGGGCATTTTCTATCAAAGTATGGAGAAACATTCTGAAACCAATTAGGAAACATTAGAACAACTTAAGGTTATTAAGGCACCCGTTTACATACTCAGGTGACATCTCATAGTTATCTAGCAGGTGGTCAAAGAGAGCCTTGCTCTCTTCTTTACGACCAAGCCACCAGCCACATACAGCTTTCTCAAAGAGCAAGCAATACATGCCGTTATATTCAACATAGGATGGGAGCGGATTGTTGTAGTCAGCTAGATGATTGGCTAATCCAAGCTCAGCAAAGGTAGCTGACCTCTGCCACTCTTTATTGCGCTCATGAATTCTAGAGAGATGGAAATACGCCTCTGGTCTTCCAGGGAGCAAAGAGACTGCTTGTAAAAGTGTTTGATAAACAGTGGAGCTTCTATTTCCTTGTTTAGAAAAACATAGGGCCATCTTTATCAAAGAGGTATACGCAAGCAAAGTATGGGTCTTATACCCACGGTCAGCAGCTCTTAGATAGAAACCAGCTGCTGATGAGTATTGGCCTTGGTCGTAGTAAGCATTAGCGAGGGCAAAGTTCTTCTCAGGATTATAGGAGTCAAAGGCAACATCTACTGCCAAGTCTTTAACGGACATATGTCTTAGCCTCCTCAATAAGGTCGTTAACAACGCTCTGTGGTACCTCAAGGACAAAGGCCGAGTTATCTTGAACACCAAAGCTAAGGAGCAGGCTATCGTTAATATGTGCCGCCCCTACGCAGAACTCAATAGGGGTATCCATAAATGAGAACTCTTTACTAAGTCCTACAAAGTTAAACTCTTTATCCCAGACAATTAAACGATGTCTATAAGTAGAGTCCTTTTGGTTAAGATAATTTCTCCACAGCTTTACCTCATGGGTAACACACATGTAGTAGTCACCCCAAGAAACTACGTGAGAGCCTCCACGTTGGTCAATAGGCGGGGTAGGCACATTGTCATTAACTACGGTCTGCTTACATTCAGGTTCATTAGGGTTAGCCCAGACCACCTCAGTAGGCATAGCCCACTTCACAAAGTGGTAAGGGTCATCAATAACGGGCATCCAATTCTTCTCGCAGTATGAAGTGGCCTCGTGTACTGGAGCTGGGACTCGTACTCGTTGGACCTCTTTTACCGTCCACTTATCTTTATCAATCTCAATCTTGGAGTACTCCATACGACCTTGGCCGTTGGTGGTCGTATCTCTACGAACCCCAATCATGTAGTAGTCGCCATCCCACTGGACAACTCTGGCATCCTCTAACCCTACGAATTCCCAGATAGGGGTGTGAAGCTCCAGCATCTCAACCTTGGTGTAGTTGACTACGTTGTAATCCTTATCAAGGCGGCAGAGGAAGTTATTGGTAACAAGGCGCTGGTCATTTTCTGGGTGAAGGTAGGTAAGTGGTCCCCAAGGACTAAAGAAGCGCTTATCATTCTCAGAGATATAGAGGGTGTAGTTAACTTGGCGCAGATTAACCAAGATATCCCCATCATTGTCTACATAGACCGAAGGGTTCATCAGGCCTAAACCATTGGTCAGATTGCTAGGAATAATAATTGGCGCCAGTTTTCCACCTTGAGAAACCGCCCTTTGTACCAGATTCATGGGTATACTTTACCATGTAGCAAAAAATATACGGGGCGGTTTTAACCCTACAGACGTGTCGTAATAGGCCATAATTTAGTCAACACCCTTAAGGAGTCCCATGGCAACCGCTTATAAAGTTTTGGGTCAATCAAACCCAGCAGCTACAACAGAGACCCAGCTTTATGTAGTCCCATCTGCGACTTCAGCTGTTGTCTCTTCTCTTGTTATTTGTAATGAAACAGCATCAGCTGCTACCTACCGTATTGCAGTAGTAAAGTCTGGCGGCTCAGTTTCCCCAGCTGCTGCCTCTAACTGGATTGTCTACGGTGCAACAGTTGCCGCTTCTGACTCTTCTATTCTTACAGTAGGTCTAACACTAGCAACTGGAGACCAAATTCGCGTCTACGCTTCAACAGCAAACCTAGCGTTCAGCGCATTCGGTTCTGAAATCTCCTAAGGAGTAACCCTTAATGACAATCCTGAATAAGGTGTCAAATAAGAGTTTGATGACGGGAGTTACTCCCATCGCAGACGTCCCTGACGCGCCAACAATTGGCACAGCCACAGATGTGGGTACCTCACGTGCCTATAATAACGGCTCTGCAACTGTTGCGTACACTGGCGCTGCTACAGGTGGAGCAGTAACAACCTTTACCGCAACATCAACACCAGGTTCATTTACTGCTACTGGTGCATCTCCTATTACAGTAACGGGTTTACAGTCTGCTACCTCATACACATTTGCAGTATCTGCGGCTAATTCTTCGGGCACCCTTACTTCTGCTTCTACCTCTGCTATTACTGCAACAACAGTTCCACAGGCGCCAACAATTGGCACCTTTACAGATGGTGGAACAGGTACAACAGGAACGCTAACTTTTACAGCTGGTGCTACTGGTGGTAAGTCTATTACTAACTATAAGTACTCAACAGATAGTTCTACTTATACCGCTTTTTCTCCCGCCCAGACAACAAGCCCACTATCTCTTACAGGGCTAACACCAGGCACATATAACTTCTCTGTAAAAGCCGTTAATGCTAATGGTGATTCCACTGCATCCAGTACTACCTCTGGCACTGTTGTTACTCCTTCATCGTTCTACAACATTGCTACCCTTACCCCTACAAGTGGTACATCTGTCACATTCAGTTCAATTCCGTCAACATATAAATCTCTACAGATACGTGGAACAATAGCAATTTCAGGCGCAAGAGGAACGCCTATTTACTTTACGCTTAATGGAGATACTACCGTTAATTACTTTTCTCACGCACTTGTTGGGTTCAACTCATCAGTAGTGGCAGCAAATGATGGAGGTAATAGCAATGGTTGGTTTGCAGTTCCATATGATGGAGTTGCAAATACTTCCTATCCTGTTTCTTTTATAGCAGATATAGTTGACTATTCATCAGGGTCTAAATACTCAACAACAAGAATTTTTTCTGGTGCAAACGACAATACAACAGGAGCAAACCCTTCTGTAGCACTGCACTCAACTTTATGGAAATCAACTTCAGTAATTAACTCTATTACCATACTTGCGGGAGCAAGTAATACTTTTGCAAGTGGAACTTCTATTGCCCTTTACGGAGTAAACTAATATGGCTACCGCAACTTACGATTTAATTGCATCGCAAACACTTGGTTCGGCTGCATCGTCTATTACCTTCTCGTCTATTGCGGCGAGTTGGACTGATTTGCGGTTAATTCTTACGGGGCAAGGTACTTCAACAATAAATGTATTGTTGACTTTTAATGGTGATACTGGGTCAAATTATTCCGATACCTATTTACAAGGAAATGGAACGGCAGTAATTGGTGGGCGCAGCCCACTCAGCTATCAAAGTATCTATTTAACAGAAGAAATTAGCTGGTCTGGAACAGTTCCCACTAATTTGATATGTGACATATTTTCCTACGCTGGTTCAACTTACAAAACTTCTTTGTCGGCCGTTTCTGGCGA